CTGACGGCACATACTTCACCCTGGTCGGGCACCAATGAGTTCTCGATCTCGGGTGAAGCTGTCGACGCAGCTCGATCCGACGCACGCGACATATCGCAAGAAGTCGCTTGACGTCGCCTTTCGCAGTCCGGGCAGGCCGATGCAGCTGCAGTTCTACCAGCTGAAATACCCATTCCCCATCCCCGACCAGAACCCAGTCGCCCCAGTCGGGCGCGTGTTCCTGGTCGGGAGGAATGCGGACGGCTCCGCAACAATCTTCAGGGGCAAGACCTCTGACAACACCTACACGAAGATTTCAGGAAAAAAATGACAGGTGAAATCGAACTGCTTCCGGTTCGCTCGCTCGACTATGTGGTCGGGCATGATGCGACCGGGCTCGCCGGTCGTCAGTGGCGCACCGACTTCCAGACCATCTACAACGCAAAGCGATATGGCGCCATCGGCGACGGCGCGGCACATCCGCTCAGCGAGCGATATGCGACGCTTTCCCTCGCGCAGGTAGACTATCCGAGGGCTACCGCTCTGACGGAGTCGATCGATTGGCACGCTCACCAGAAGGCGATCGACGCTGCCACCTCTGATACGGGCGGTAATCTGTATACGCCTCGCGGCAAGTACATCATGTCGCCCTGTCCCGGGCCGCTGAAGTTCCCCCTTTCGAGGGACGAAGCGCTCACGGCGTACGGTTCGAACAACGCCCAGGTCAACTGGATGGGCGACGGAGATCTGGTCTCTGTCCTCCAGTGGACGCAGGACATGGGCTCGACGCCGAACTCTGCTTACGCCGTCATGTGCGGTCAGCAGGCGGGTGATCCCAGCAATTTGCAGGCTGATAGCCGGTACGGTACCACCAACGCGAACGTCAGCTCTGGTTGGTTCAGCGGTATCTCGCTGGTCGGCCCGGCTTACACGCTCCTCGGCGGTGTTCATCGAGTCGGTCAGACCGGATGCAACATGAGCGCCATCTGCTGGGCGTCTCACCGCATGCTGATCGATGTGAAGATCTCTTGGTTCTATGCCGGCCTCGATATCGTTGGCGATCACACTGCGCTGAACCACGTTCAGCTCAATCGCAACTATTACGGCATCTATATGAACCACAACTCGCCGTACCTCTACGGCGACTTGACCATCGGCAACAAGTTCTCGAATGCCAACAATCGGTTCGCTTGTGTTGGTTTTGCCTACGGCGGCGCGATGGGTACCTGGCACATCCAGGGCCGGCCGTTCTTCGGCACCTCGCCGTTCGTCTTCTTCAAGGAGGCGACGCCGTCCAACTGGGCGTCCGGCATGCCGGTACCCCAGTCGAGCTTCCTGTCCGGACTTCAGGCCGACAGCCTGTTCACCGAGAACGTCGGCAATGCCTTCATCTGGGACGACAATATCCGCGCCTACGGATCGACCAACACCTCGACCATCGACAAGTGCAGCTTCAAGCACCTGACGCTGCCGGGCTGGAGCGATTCTCTGCGTCTGCCCGGCTACGATCGCTGCTTCATTCTCGTTTGCAACCTCAATGGCACGGTCTTTGAGAACGTGACGAAGTGGGAAGCGACGGGTTGCACCAGGCCGCTGATCGACGTCACCGGCACGATGTATGGTGAGAGCAAGATCACGGGCGATGTCGAAGCCCTGATCACGAGCGCGACCAACTCCGGCCAGGCAGTTCTTTACGCCACTGTCGCAAACGGAGGTTCAGGCCACGCCGTTGGAGACGTGCTGCCCATCGCGGGCGGTACGCCTTATTCGGCGGCCACGGTTGCGACCCTGAAGGTGACCAGCGTCACCGCGGGCGTCATCACCGGCATCTCCGTGCTCAGCAACGGAAACTACTCCGCTTCGCCGGCAGCAACGTCGGGCCAGGGCACCAGCTCTGGAGCGGGAACCGGTGCGACCTTCAATCTGACCATGGCTGCGCAGCAGATCTTCCGCGCTTCGACCGACTCGAACCTGAAGCGCATGGTGGTCGAGCACACCCATGGTGACGGCAGCGTCGGCTGCTGGAAGGGCCGCTTCTACAGCGTCTACAACGGCAACCCTGTTGTGGCCGGTCACGCCCTGACCGAGGTCTTCAACGGCGCCAAGCCGGCGCGCGAGAGCGACACCACCCCATTCTTGGGAATGTGCCGCATCACCGCGACCAGCCCGACCAGCGCGATCAACATCTCGACGATCGCGGCGGAGGAGGGCGAGGATCTGCCGTACTTCCCGGGTGGTCCGTCGTCACTTCAGACGCTCCACAAGCTGACCGAGGTCGGCGGCTGTCTCGCCAACGCCCAGAACATGGGCGACGGTCGTGTGGTCGCGTATCGAACCGGCGGACAGCTGTCTGTCGGAAAGGGCTACCGCGGAACGTCGTCCATCAACGGCAGGCCGCGAACGGTCGAAATCCAGGGCGGCGTTTCCTATACGCTCGTCAGCAATGACCGCGGCAAGATCAAGCGCCTGAACAGCGCATCGGTGCAGGTCGCAGGTGGCGGCTTGGGATCTGGTGGAACCGGTCATTCGGCCGGAGACATTCTGACTGTTGTCGGAGGCACGCTTGCTTCTGGCGGTACGGCTGCGACCCTCGTGGTCAAGACGGTTTCTGCTGGAGTCGTGACCGAGACGGCTGTCCTCAGCCCCGGAAACTACACTGCGTTGCCTGCCAACCCGGCTGCAACGACCAGCTCCGGTGCAGGAACCGGCGCAACCATCTTCCTGGTGTCGGAATCTGCTCCGATTGTCGTCACGCTGCCGTCAACCTTCCTGGCCGGTTTCGAAGCCGAGTTGTGGCAGGGCTATCTTGGCTCGGTGAGCTGGGTCGGGGCGGCCGGAGCGACAGTTACGGCTGCGGCTGGCGTCACCTCGACCGATGGTACGAATACGTCAGTGATCGCGACCGTGGTGAACTACGGTGTCGCAGGCATCACGATCGTCAACGGCGGCAGCGGTCACGCTGTCAACGATATCGTGACGATCGGCGGCGGCCTTCTGGCTCTGAACGGCGTGGCCGCACAGGGCAAGGTGACGAGCGTCAGTGGCGGTGTGATCACCGGCATCGTTCCCTACACGATGGGCAATTACTGGACTGGACCGACCGGAACCGTCGCGCAGTCCGCGACGACTGGTTCGGGCACGGGCTTCACCTGCACGGTGACGCTGGGCAACGAGTGGTTCATCCGCCCGTCAGCTCCGCGTCGACGGACGGTTAACAACCAGACCGCGCCCTACACGCTGCAGCTGGCTGACGATGCCAACACGGTCAACGTGACCGTGGCAGCCGCGGCCAAGGTCTACGTTCGTCAGGACGCCCCGGTCGGGTTCAAGGTCACGATCATCCAGGGCGGCACAGGACAGATTACGCCTGCGCTGGTCAACGGTGGCTCGATCGTGAGCTACTCGGGTCTGACGAAGACTGCCGGCCAGTACGCCAAGATCGAACTGGAAGTCTTGAGCAACCCCGGCTCCGCGCCGGTTGTCCAGATTTCCGGGCAGCTCGCCTAACGGCAATGGCCAAGAAGCAGAAGCACGTCAAGCAGGTGTCTAAGAACACCAAGCTGACCGAGCTGCGGCTTGAGCGCAAGCGGCGACGCAAGCGCAAAGCCGCGGCCGGCTAACCACACCATCCCGGAGTACAGAACAGGGAGCAGGGTAATGAAGCCCTGACCGTCTGCTAGGCCCGGTTGCCAGCGGGGAGTTTCCCTCCTTTCCTTCCCGCTGGCGCCCGACGACAAATCAGCAAGCTGCAAAACGTCGGGCCACTTTTCATTTCACATGCACGAAAGGCCCAGGGCCAATGAAACTTCAATACCTCATCACGTCTGTTGCAGGACCATCCATTGCCAATCGCTGGATCTTCTCGATCCTGAAGGACGCCGATGGGAAGCGCCGCATCAGCTTGCTGCCAGAAGTGGCGCAGGATTACGTCGATCGTGGCTGGCTTGTTCTCGATGACGCTTCTCCGCCCGCTGTCATCCCCGCGGCAGAGCAGGCTCCGGAATACGACTTCAAGGGGTCGACCGTCCGGAACGCGCGACCGCCTGTTAATCGCTATTCCACAAACCATACGTTGGCGAACCCGGCTGTCGGATCCGACAAGGGCGCCATCCTCATCTTCAACAGCGCCACGTCGCTTGTCGTTACGCTCCCGAAGGACTGGAAAGAGGGCGACGGTTGCGTCGTCCGTCGCTCCGGAGCCGGCGATGTGTTCTGGGCACTGGAGAGCGGTGCGAGCAAGGCGCTGCCTACGTCGCGAACCAGTCACACCAAGATCGCTGAGCAGCACGGCGAGATCATGCTCCGCGTCGTCGCGAACGTCGACGGTGCATCCGCGCTCTGGTCAATTGAAGGCGCCACGGCATGATCCTTCTTCCCAATTTTATGGGGAGCGCGAAGCTGTCCCTGACGACGCCTGTTCCGAACACTGTGAAGTCGTTCGATCAGGTGTTGGCAGGCGGCTACGTGCCTCTCGCTGACTTCTCATTCGGGACCGGAGCAGCGCCTGCCGGATCTACCAAGATCTCGGACCAGGCGTCTCTGGACACCTACTTCGAGGCCTATTCGAAGAACGCTGGCACCATCGTCATCAACAGCGAGCTTCAGCGGTACATGCCGACCAGCACTCCGGAGAACTTCGTGTTCGCGCCGGACGCTCTCGAATTGACGGCAACGGTGTACAATCCGCCGTCAGCTTTTGCCGTTGGGTCGGCCACTGTTGTTGGTGCCGTCTCAAACTCGCGAACCGTGACGGTCCAGGACGCTTCGTCGATACCGGTCGGTCAAGTGGTGTCCGTTGGCAAGGCAAACCTTGCCATGACGACCATCTTCGGAATCTCCCTCGGTCCCGTCGTCGGCAACACGCTCACACTTCGGATCAGCGGACCTGCCCCGATTGAGGTCGACGGCTTCAATCAGATCTCGTTCACCGCCACCGTCCAGGCGGGGGACACCCTCGATACGCTGGCTCAGTGGTTCGTCGATCAGGTGAACGCCCATGCGACGCTGGCAGCGAACAAAATCACGGCATACAAGTTTCCGGTCGGCGTCGGAAGTTTTGCGGTGAATTGGCCGAAGCGCAACGTTGTCGGGGCTCCCGCAATTGGTGCTCTGGCGAACGGTGCGGTTCTGCACTATACGGGCACGACGGCGAAGACTGGTCCCACCATGGTCTTCGATCCGAACTCGACTGTCCTGGTGCCATTCGTCGTGGCGAAGAACGGCAACGTTCTCACACTCAGTCAGCCGGTAACCCTGGCAGACGGCGCGACGATCAAGCTGTCACCATCTTCGCTCGTTCTTCAGCGCAATACGGCCTATGTGACCGGGACATTGACAGTCCCGTTCGCTGACACCAGCGCGATCTCGGTCGGTCAGCTGTTCTCTGTCGGTTGGGGCGACACCAACTACCGCCGTGTCGTTTCGAAGACGGCGACAGACGTCACCTGCGAGGCAACAGTCTTCGTCGCAAACGGTCGCGACGTACGCTTTTTCCCTGCGTGGGCGTGGCCCGTCAATGCGGCGGGAACGAATACCAATACTCTGACTTTCTCGGCGGTGCCGCCTTCGGTTCAGCCGGGGATGCAGATGGTCCATCCGAGCGCTAATAGCAATGTTCAGCTGTTGGTGACAGCGGTCACCGCTACCACGGTGACGCTGAACGGAAACGTGACCGTCGCAAATGGTCAGGTGATGACCTTCGTGCCGCCGATCCGGTCCGCCCAGATCTGGTCGAAGATGAACATCATGCCAGGCGAACTCAATCGTGACTTCGTCGCGATGGAGCTGACCTGCGACCTTCCGTCCGTCATGGACTTCGCGTCGTGGGCTGCCTTCTGGCTGTACACCGACACCTCGGACACTCCGGGGTCGACGCTTCGCGGCACGGGGACCAGCGAAATCGACATGATGGAGCAGTACAATTACTTCTCCAACGGCACGACAGGCGACCTTCACTGGGGAACGGCCAGCCCGAACTTCGACATCTACAACTACCCTGGTGTCAGCGCTGGCACGCTGCCTGGCAACAACCTCGATGTCACGACCAGAAAGATCCAGTTGGTCTGGAGTCCCACGAAGGCCTACGTCTATCTCGATGGCACGCTGGTCTTCGCCAAGAACTATATCTGGAACTCGTACAAAAGGGCTCAGATTGCGGCCAACCTTGCAATCGGGTCTCTGGGTACGACCTTCACTGGTTCGGGCTTCTTTCCGATCGACTTGTCGCGCTTCCCGATGAAGTATCGGCTGAAACGTCTTCGGGTTCTCACGGCGAAGATGCCGTCTGGCATGCCGCCGGATGTCGCGCTCACCTACCAGACGCGGCTGCAGGACACTCCGGCTGCGACAACTGTCAACCTGGATATCGTGGGAAACTATCTCTACACGATCAACCAGAACAAGAAGCTGCTGATCTATGATCTCTCGACGCCGGCCAGCCCGACACTCGTGGGATCGGTGACCGACGCCACGAACCTCAACGGTGCCGGCGGCGTCCGCGTATCTTCGGACGGAACTCGCGCCTATGTGAGTAACGAGGCCGGCGCGGCGATGACCGTGTGGAATGTCAGCAACAAGGCAGCCCCGACGTTCATCGCATCACAGCGTGGTCCGACGCCAGGGACGTCGCTCGCTGGAGCGTCGAACCTGCGCCTGAATGCGGCTGGGACGCTTTGTCTGGTGAGCACGATCACGCGAAACAGCCTCGCGCTGATCGACGTGTCCAATCCCGCAGCGCCAACTTGGTTGAGCGAAGTGACAGGCTTGTCCGGCGCACGAGACGTCTACCTCTCGAAAGACGAGAAGACGGCCTATGTGACCTGCGACATCTCCAACGCGATGGGTGTCGTCGATATCACGAACCCAGCAGCTCCAGTTCTGGTGCGAACAGTGTCAGACACCACCTTCGGTACGTTTGCTCGCGGCATCGTCATGAATGCCGCTGGCACGCGGCTCTACACCATGGGCCCGGCTACCGCCGGACTTGGGTGGACGGGTTCGATCGGCATCTGGGATATCTCTGACGCCAAGCAGAACGCCCCGACGCAGGTCTCAGCGTTTGTCGGCACCGCCAGCGGAACGCCCGGATATCTAGCCGGTGGCCGCGGTGTGGTGCTCTCGCCAGACGAGAAGTATCTGTACGCGGCATCTGAGGCTGGCGACAGCCTTTCGCTGTTCGACATCAGCAATGAGACTTCGATGAAGCTCATTGAGGTAAATAGGGGCGCAGCGCCCGGAACTGATCTGGACGCAGCAATGGGTCTGAAGGTCAAGGCCGGCTACGCCTACCTCGCGTGCTACGGACAGGCGGCATCTCCGGCTGGTCGCGGCATCGCAGTCGTCAAGGTGGACCCGTGGTACGGGACACCAGCCTAACAGGTGGACCACCGCCCCGGTAACGGGTGTCGGATCTAACGGGATAAGCCAGCATGCCCGTAGCCCTCGTAATTCCCCAAAGCGGCCTCTGAGGAGGAACGGCTGATCCCCGTCAACGCAATGCGGTTGAGGCATAGAATGATCGACTTCTGGATTGGATCATTCCCACCTCTGATGCCGTCCGCGTATCAACAGCGCGGACGGCATCTCCTATTTTCGGGGTAAGACATGGGACGAAGAGCACGAGTGCGCTACCGATGCGGTTGCGCCCACTGCCTCGGCATCGATCGAAAAAAGCTAATCGCTCGCTTCGAGGCCAAGCTTGTCGAGGAGGCTCTCAAGCCCGACGACAGCAGGATCTACGACTCCTGGCACGACTGGGAGAAAGAATACGATTAGCCAGGGTAGCTCAGACGGTAGAGCAGCGGGATCATAATCCGCGTGTCGCAGGTTCAAGTCCTGCCCTTGGCACCACGAAAGCCGCAAGGCGCACGCCGTCCCCCAATCAGGGCGTCCCGACGACTGGGTAACTCCGTCGCGTGAAGAAATCGGGTAGGGGCCTCTTTCCTGCATCAGTGAGCGCATGGGCGCGGCTAGGTCTCCAAAACCGAAGTCCGTTGGTTCGACTCCAACCACTGGTGCCAACCTTCAGGCTCAACATGCTGTTCTCCATCCTGCTGGGCCTCGTGCCCAAGCTCGGGTCGTGGTTCGTCGACTATCTTGGCAAGCGGTCCGACAACGAACTCGAGAAGATCAAGGCCACGATCGGCGGCGACGTCCAGCTGAACGTTGCCGAGCTGCGCTACAAAGTCGAGATCGCCCGGATGGCGGCCGACATGCGCAAGGACGATCGCGAGCACTGGTTCACCGCGTGGATGGTGCCGTGCGCCTTCTCGATCTTCATCATCCACATCGCCGCTGTCGTGTTCGATAGCATCCCTCTGTTCGGTCACGAGGTCGGAAGCTGGCAGGTCGCCAAGCTGCCGGGCCTGTATGCCGACATGCAGTACAACATCGTGATGACGATCTGCGGCGTCGCCGGGGTCGCGTCAATCAAGAAGATTTTCTCCCGATGAAAGCCATCACCGACTCCACCGCGGTCTCCGACGTATTCGAGGCCGGAAGGCCTGTGGTCATCAAGTTCGAAGCAAAGTGGTGTGCGCCATGCAAGGCAATGACTCCCGTCCTCCTCGACATCGAGAAGGAATACGGCCAGCGCGTTCCATTCTTCACGGCCAACGTGGAGCATTGCCAGAGCGTGGCACAGCTGCTGCAGGTCTCCCAAATCCCGGCTCTTTTGGTGGTCGCAAACAGAACAGTCCTGGCCAAGCGCGTCGGCTCCGCTTCCAAGCAGGAAATCGTGCAGTGGCTACGTCAGGCAATTCCAGGCCTAAGAGATGACCGCTGAGCACAGGGAGAGGTTCGTCGTCGACTTCGAGTCGATGTCGATCGTCTACGAGGGCGGCTTCTCGGTTCCGATCGTCGGCATGATCGACCGGTTCGACATGGAAACCGACGACCCCGATGAAGCTGAGGAAATCCTCATCAAGATGCCGCCCGATGGGTTGGTCTTCGTCATGCTGATGGACGACATCAACGCGGTGATCGACCGCACCGGAACGGCCTAACAAACAAGAAGAAGAACAATGACCGATTTACCGCCGCGTCGCCGAGGACGGCCGACGAATGAGGAGAAGGCTGCCCGCGAGGCTGCAGTCAAGGCGAAGTCCGAAAAGGACGCTCAGGAAACTGAGTTCCTGGACGATGTTCTCGCCCAACCAATCAAGCGCCGCGCCCCGCAGGCGAGGATCCAGCCGGACGACGAAACGCTCCGCACCATCGGTGAGCTTGGCAAGTTGTTCTGTACCCAAGAGGAGGTTGCCGCGGTGCTCGGCGTGTCCCGGCGGACATTCCAGACGTTCATCTCGGAGTGCCAAGAGGCTCGTGACGTTTGGGATGACGGCCTGATGCACGCCAAGGTCTCGCTGCGCCGCAAGCAGCTCGCGCTCGCCGACAAGAACGCGCCGGCCGCGATCTTCCTCGGCAAGAACTACCTCGGCCAGAAGGACGAGAGCACCACCAACATGAACATCTCCAAGCCCGTCGCGGAAATGAGCGAAGCGGAGCTGATGGAAATCGCCATGCGAAAGTCTGGCTCGGCGCCGCCGTCCAAGCCTGAGACCAAGACGGAGCGCGTCCACTGACAATGCAAGGGACTGACCGATGATCAAAGACCAGAAGCGGTCCCGCGCAATGATCGAGGATATCCGAAGACAACGCCAGGGGGTGATTGAGCAACGCCTTTGGCAGTCGAAAAACTTCTCTGAGGGCAAGCGTGAGGTTCCGGTTGATCCGGCGCCCGCGCCTGCACCGGAGTCGGAGCTACCCGAACCAGACCTCGTCGAGGTCGAACCACCGAAAGAGGAAAAATTCACCATGGGTCTCCCCCATCTCGTTATCGTCGGCGCTGACAAAGGCGGCGTTGGCAAGACCACCGTTTCTGACACCGTTCTCGGCTACTTCGCCGCACAGGGCGTGGACGCTCGCGCGATCGACACCCAGATGCCCGCTGGCAATCTGATCCGCCGCTACCCCGCCGTCACCGAGGTCATCGACCTGGCCAGCTCAGACGGCCAGATCAAGGTCTTCGACTCTCTTGGCAAACATGCCGTCACCGTGATCGACATCCAGGCGGGCTTGCTCTCGCCGACGCTGACCCTGCTCAGCGAGATCGGTCTGCTGTCCATGGTCCAGGACGGCAAGATGAATGTGACCGTGATGCACGTCATCGGCAGCACGGTGCAGTCGCTCAGCGAGATCGAAGGCGCCGCCAAGATCATCGCCGGCTCGCGCCACTTCATCGTCAAGAACCACTCGAACGACGCCGCGTTCTTCGACGGCCTCAACGTGTCGACCGAAGCTCTGAAGATCGGCACAGCTCTGATCGACATCCCGAAGCTCGACCCCCGCGCCACCGAGTACGTGGACGCCGCAGTCGAGAAGGG